GAAATCCAGTATTTACGCGGATATGCGGAAGTATGGAAACCTACGGAAAAACATAGGTAACTTACACGTAACTAGCGTGTAACTTACACACGTAACTTGCAAAAATATAAGAGGGCAGCAGGCGTATAAAAACGCCTGTAGCCCTCTTTTTAATTGCCGCAAATATGCAGCAATTTAGTATACTATCTTTTCTATCTCGTCGGCGAGCTCTTGCATACTTCTATGTGTGTATACCTTTTCTGTAACGTCCAATATCTCGTGCCCTACAATCAGCTTAAGTATATACTCATTCATGTTTGCGGACTTGGCAGCGCTTATAAAAGTATGGCGCGTGTCGTGCGGCTTATGCGACATATTAAAGCGTTTGTTTATTTTCCCGAAGCGTCCGCGGTATTTATCGTATGTTAAGTGCGTGCCCTGCTGTCCGTTCTCATCATTAAACAAATAGTCGCTACCCATAGCAACAGCTTTGTTATAATTGGCTACAACTAGATCATATATAGCGGAGTGTATAGGTACAACTCTATTACGCCCTGCGTCAGTCTTAAGGCCGCCGAACATTGTACGCGCCTCTAAGTCTATGTCTGCAACCTTTAGTATTGCCAGCTCTTGCGGACGCCAGCCGCTATATATGCCTATAAGCACCATATCGACAAAAGGAAAGCTCACGTTATCCCAAAGTGTTTGTATTTCCTCGGAACTAAACGGAATACGTACAATTTTAGGCTTGCCACGCTTTACACTCTCACATAATGCCGCGTAGTCCTTTTCTACAATGTCGTATTTAAGGCAGTACTTATACATTAAGTTATACATACTTTTCATACGCTGCTTAGTGCTGTCACCTACTTTGGCGTCGTGTATGGTGCCCTCTAAGTGGTTCGGGCGTATATCCCTCATGCGCATATTATGCAGCGGCTTAGAGTGTTTAAAGGCAGCAATCCAAGAACGACAAGAGCTGGGAGTAACCTTTACAAAATGCTCTTTACTCCAACGCTCGTATACTTCAGCAAAAGTAATAGAGTTTGCCTCTATGTCGTAAGGGTTTTGGTTGTAATTCATAAGAGCAGTTAAAGCCTCTTGCCTTGTCGGGAAATACCCAATAGTTAAATAACGCTGCTTAGTCCTGCCTGTAGTCTCGTCGATTTCCCAACCTTTAGTTTTTCGAGCGATCCACGGGTTACGGCGTTTGCCGCCCTGCTTATATACGCTACCCATTCCATTAGCAAGTTTCATATAGCATAACCTCACTTTCTTATTATGGCGGCTTATTTTTTAAAAAGGGTATAAAAAATAAGCCTATCGGAAACCTTAGGCTTATGCTATAATAGTACTTGCGGGGTACATAACAAGCGAGCAGCCTTAAGGTTCGTTAGTTGTGTGTCTATGTAGCCGTTCCTGTTGGCGCAGGGGCGGCTATTTTTTGTGTATTGATTTTTCCAGATATTACCATAAGACATATGCACAGCCAGCCAGTATAATAGATACTAAAAGAGAGGCTTACATAATGACATACAACTTATGGCAGATACGAACGGCCAAGGGCTACAGCCTGCGAGAGCTGGAAGAGTTAAGCGGGGTAAGCAAGACCACAATAAACAATATTGAAAACGGAAAAGCAAACCCGACTATAGAAACCCTGCGCTTACTTGCAGCAGCCCTAGAAGTAGAGCTATTCGATCTATTAGAATTATAATATTGCAAGTTACCATTGCCAAGAGCTACGGGGCATACGTCCGACATAATGGACAAAACAGCCGAAAGTCTTACATATCTTACCGACTGGCGTTATAATTACCACATCACAAAGGAAAGAGGGCGAGCCAGTGGATAAGCTACGGCGGCAGATACGCGAACTACTCGACAGCATAAGCGACGAGCACGCACTTAGAATAATATTACAATTCATACGAGGAATTAAAGGCAGCTAGGCGACTAGCTGCTTATTTAAAATATGACGCCACAATAAAATCTTTTATTTTTTCCAATTCATCAACAGAAGTAATAGAGCTTTTCCAATGAAATTGTTTTTTATTTATCTGGGCAGCAAATAAAGGGTTATCCCTGTTTTTATCTGCAAGAGCAAAGGGTAGCCGCAAAGATACCCAAAAGGCACGCGGCGAAGCCTTAAAACGCATAAAATCATTTTCACCACACAACAAAGATATATAATTGTCGCTACGGCGCGCTATTCCAAAATCGGAATATAGCTCACTCGAAGAAATAAAGGACTTTACAATCTCTATAACTTCTACCTCTCTGTCACTTAAAGAAAAATCTTTATACAATTGACTGGCTGGGGCTTGCGGAGCAGGTGTATAAGAGATATTTACAATATCATAAAATACACTTTCCGGGATAATCTCTATATCATAACCCTTTAACTTATATTCTTCGGCTTTCTTTTGCTTGCCGCTCTTGCCATTCTTTATAGTGGTGCAATAGTCGTTATTGCCTAAAACAAGATAATTAGTTTTCTTTGTAACATTATCGCCATTTATACCGCCCATATTTGCCACGAGCTGCATAGCATCTTTGCGCAGCATTTTTTCAAGTGTGCCAGTAAATACAACTACCTTATCAAGTAGCGGGCTATCTGCCGGAATTTCTGAAACTGTAGCGCTGATGTCAGCAGCTTTTACTTGCGAATGTTTAGCAAGCGTATTTAATTCTATTGCGCCGTCCGCACACTCTCTCTTAAATATTTCATATATAGAATTAGTCAATGCACAGTCAAAGCCAGCTCTATGCGCGCCCTCATAAGATAAATTATACTGCTTTGCTAAATCAGATAAGCGATTATGTTTATTTTCTTTATGCAAAAGTCTAGCAATGCGCATAGTGTCTACAAAGTCGTTAGAGAGTGGCTTAGATAAAATACTGGTGCAATAGTCATATAAAAAGTTAATATCAAAATTAACATTGTGACCGACTATAATATCAGAGCCGATAAAATCATATAACGGCTGCATAACATCTGCAGCACTTGGAGCACTGGCAAGCATATTATTTGTTATGCCTGTAAGCTGCGTAATAAAGTCGCTTACCTCACGCTCTGGCTTAACAAGTGTACTATACTTGTTTACAAGTTCACTACCGCGATACTTAAATGCACATATTTCTATTATCTCGTCGTACTCTGGCGACAAGCCCGTAGTTTCAATATCAACTACGGTATAATCATTTGGAAAAGTTAATAAACTATGCCCTTTACTATCTCTCATATGTAGCATCTCCTTTGTAATATTATTTAATTATCAGACTTAATCTTATCAACAAATTTCTTAATAAGTTCCCACTCGTTAGGGGATAACTGCCCCAAGGCGATAAATGTATTAAGTATAAACTCGTCGCCACTACCAAGAGCTGCGCCGACAATTTGCGCAGCCTTTTCTGCGCGGCTCATTTCCTCGAACATAGATCCCTTGCCAGTACGCAGCCATTCCTCATTAACTCCGAACTCACGGCAGATAGCAGTAACATTTTGATTAGTTACATTTACTACGCCACTTTCTATACGGCTAATGGCAGAACGGGTAACGCCGATACGCCCGCCGAAAGTTTCCATACTTAAACCTAGCGCTTTACGTATCTCTTTAACTCTTTCGTTCATATATTTTTATTCCTTTCCTAGATTTCAACATCATAATAACACTATAGCGTAACATAAGCAACAAATTTTTATAAAAGTTGTTGACAAACGTAACCCACGCAACTATAATACGTAATGTAAGCAACATTATAACAAAACAACAGTACTTGCGGGACACAGGAAAGAGAGGCAACAATATGGAAAATAACAAAACAGTTGAAATCAACGAAAAGAAAAAAAGAGCTTTAGACAGACTTTACAGGCTTAGTTTTTTCTTTTCAAACGAAATGCTTAAGCATGAAGAGGAACACAAGGAATTTGAGAAGAAATGCAAAGAAGCCAAGGAAAGCGGCGAAACAGTAATTATAGTAAGCACGGCAAGCAACAATGCAAAGTGCATGAAAAATTGCTTACAAGCTACAAACAAAGTTATCGGCTATCTTAACAAGAAAGAAAACGCGGACTATATAGAGCTGTGGCAGCTCGACGGAATTAATGCAATGTTAGATATTTGCAAAAAAGAAATACCATTCGATTTGCCATACGCAATACAGGCCACATTAGGAATGTGGGACGAGTTAAAAGAGATTTACTAAAAGAGAGGCGATAATATGGCATACATAAAAAGGACAACCAGAACAGGCGGGACAGTAGAGGTAGAGTATTTTTATACAGCAGGCAAACATAATAGCGCCGCCGCAAGAGTGAGACGGCGCAAGGTGTGGCAGTCACTTAAGACTTGCGAGCGCAAGGCTCATAAGTAGAATTAGGTAAGCCCACGTCGATTTTATCAATCACGGAGTTACAAAGCTCTACAGATTTACGAGCGTCGCTTATTTCAGACTTGGGAACCTTGTTATTTTCTAAGTCGTCCTGTAAACAAGTGAGCTCATTGTCGACAGCAGTACGGATTGCTGTAAGCTCGGAAGAGCTAAAAGTAATTGTAATATTTTGCATTTTAACACCACCTTTCATATGGATTATACCACAGAGAGGCGCGGCAACGAAAGAGAGGTAGCATATGAGATTTAAGAACGACAACGACAACAGATACAGAGTTAATTTTACGAGAGCTACAGAGGCACATATAGACAAAATGACAGTAGCCGAGTTTATAGAGTACTTGGAAAATAACGCGGAGCGCGAGGATGAAAGCACCCCCATATATATAGACGGCAAAACAATATGGTGCAAAGACTACGTTTTAAGAGAAACATACAAATTACATAAAGAGTTTTTAGTATCAGAGGACGGCAGCAGGCTTTTTTATTCAATATCAGTCATAAAGAGAGCAGAGCTCGTAGACGACAGCACAGAGGCAGCAGCCGACAACGAAAGAGAGAAAAATAAGAACATGAGCACATATACGCAGTTTGAAAAAAGACTAAAAGAAGATATTAAAGCGGTCAAGAGAGTAAGAAAAGTAATTGGCGACGATTGTATCACAAGAGAGGCATACACCAAGTACGACGCCCTGCATATGCTGGCTTGCGATTTAGCATTATGCAACAGCATAGACGAGTTAAAAAAGCAGGTAAGGGCAGACAGTAACGACTTGCCGAACGACGTATATAAGCAAATGCAGCAGTACATAGAGCAGAACGTTAAGGAGATCGAAGAGGAACCCGCGAAGCCGTGGGAAGAGCAGGAGAGGGCAGTAACGCTTACCAACGAGTTATGTAATATGCTGCAGTGTTATATCTTAATGACTACGAACCACAGAAAGGGCGAGATTGAGGCGTGGGAAAAGCTGGCACAGGAAACGGACGAGAACGGCGCACCTAAGTTTAAGAACGCAGCCAGCAACGCCCAGTTCTGGCGAGATATGGAGATACAGTTACAGCAGATATATACAGCAGCAGACTAACGAAAGAGAGGCAACATATGGAAAACATAGACTTTAAGGCCCTTTTTAATAAACCGGAGCCGGACTCAATAGAGCAACAAAAAGCCCACCCGCCGTGTGTATACCATTGTGGCATACAGCAGCTAGAGCCATACAGACAGCAGGAGAGAAAACCATACACACACGAAGAGTTGCAAGAGCTGTATAACGCAAAGATAGAAGCACGTACGTTACAATGGGGCGCAGATCACTACTACACAAGACTTTGTGGGCTTGTAACAGAGATTAACTTAAAGAGTTTTGACGAGGGCAAAGTAGTAGAGGTATACAGGGAGCAGTACGCAGAGGACGGCGAGCAATACGAAAAGTACCACTACAGCGACGGCACGAGCGTAAAGTACTGGTTAGGCTTTAACGACTAGGGGGCAAGTATGGCAAATATGGTAAAAGACAAAGACGGCGTAGTTAAATACTGGGTACGTGCACACGAGGTTACTTGCAACTACACAGAATACGAGCACGACGTAGAGTACGACAGATATTACATGCTGCGCGAAAGTAGAGAGTATAAAAAGCACGGCAAGGCAGTACGGCAGCGTATTACTAAAAAAGAGTACTTAGCGGTAAAGAAGATAACAGAGAAATTCATAGCACTACACAGCAAAGAGGGCGAAAAATAACAGCGTATGTATATGACACAAAACGAGATAGCAGACAGATACATAAGGCGTGGCACAAGTATTACTATACTGGCCGAGCTAAACGCCGTAAGTGTAGACCAGATTAGAGAAATACTTACAGACGCAGGCGTAGAGCTGCCGGAAGTAAAGAAAATAAAGCAGCAGCGTATAGAGTGCTGCTACGACGCGCTGGACGATATAGAGCGGCGCATAAAGGAATATACGCAGGAACATAAAACAAAGGATCATAAGCAGGAAGTATTAGAGCTGGAATACACAGCGGTAGCAGAACTTATGCAGCGCTTATCAGACGAAAGTTTAAGGACCAAGAAGAAAGAGAGGTAAAACAGTATGCAGCAGACATTAGAGAGAACGGAAGAGCAGCAGAGCTTAGAACATTTCAGCGAGCTTATGCAGGAAGTAGCAAAGCTGCCAGAGGACAAGCGTAATATAGTTGCGGTTTATTCGCAGGGCGTACTTGCTATGGCACAGGCGCAGCAGAATACAGCGAGGTAACAGGATATGCAGGCAGTGAAAATTAAACCAGCAGAGGCGGCCGCTATTATGGGTTGTAGCCCGCAATTTGTCCGTATAGGACTACAGCAGGGGAAGTTAGACATAGGCGACGCGATTAAGATGTCGTCAATATGGACATATAACATAAGCGCAGCTGCACTTGCTAGGCGGCAGGGCGTAACAGTAGAAGAACTAGAGGAAAAAATAAAGGAGCTGCGGGAATGAACAGGAGACAGAAAAAGAAGAAAGACGCAAAAGGCTTAACGCTTATATTTAGCTGCAAAATGGTATGCAAGCAAGAAACCTACGCGAATTTAGAGCGAACGATACAGGCACAGCTAAACAAGGGCAACGTAATAGTATTACCGCCGTATCTGCGCTTAGAGGGAATAGCAGGCGGCAGCAGCAGGGCTAAAAAAATAAAGATAATGAAAGAGAGATAAGAAAAATGCAGCAAGTAACACTAAGCGCGTTTGTAGCGATTATAAGCTCGTCGGAACGCGTAAGGGTGATAAAAGACGGCGCCGTAGTGTTTAAAGACTGGGGCTATTACATTAAAGAACACTACAAAGAAAGAGGATTTACAGGCGACGAGATAGTAACAGACTTTAGGGCGCACTTGGATGTAGCACACAAAGACTGGCGCAAGCTGGGACTTATGCCGCCGCTCGACCAAGAGAGCACGCCGCAGTACATAGCGGACGATATGCGCTTAGATATGTATTATGACATTTATATATAAACGCCTCTAGCTTAAAGGCAAAGCAGCAGCCGCAGGGCTGTATATGCAACTTTCGAGGGTTGCGGGGCGTATCTGTCCAATAAAATGGACACTAAAAACAGAAGAAAGAAGAAAGAAGAAAGGAGAGCGGAAATATGGAGATAGACAACGCAGTAGCATTACAGGGCATATTAAAGGAGCTGCGCAAGGTAGATAACATTAACACGCTGCCATTTAACGGCTACGAGCTTACAGTCATTACCGAACGACGCAGCGGAGCACTTGACGAGACTATAGTATACGCGCAGGGCGATAATGTAGACAGTATCGAAGTAAATATGCCAGTTATGGTACTTGGCAGCCTACAGGCTTACAAGAACTTTATAACAGGGAAAGTACTTGTATACGTGCTGGCAGAGACAGTGCAGCAGATCGCGGGCGAGCATTGGAACTATGAAAACGAGGTGCAGCTAAGCGGAGCGCTCGGCAGCGGCATTACATACAGAGAGACGCCGCTAGGCAAACACATAAGCGACATAAGCATACTTGTAGAAAACAGGCTAAAAGATTTACACGGCTGCTATATCCCGTGTATCGCTTGGAACGATACCGCAGCTATGGTTAAGGAATGGCACGAGGGCGAGCACGTAACCTTAAAAGGCAAGCTACAGAGCAGAGCCTACACTAAACGCATAAGCGAGCAACAGGAAGAGCAGCGGACAACGTACGAGGTATCAATATATGCAATAGGAAAGGCGTAAACATGCAATCCAGAACGATAGCAGACATACGTGACACTTGCTTTACGGATAAAAGTAAATGTAGTCCAGAGTGTAAGTATAAGAATACGCGCATACACAGCGCCAACAAAGAAAGGAAAGCGGAAAAATGCAGATAAAAAAGACAATATTAACAGAGAGCGTTACGCTCGAAGAGCTAAGAAAGTTTATAAGAGAGGGACGAGCTGCGGAAGTACTGGCAGTAGGCGACCAGATCTATATTGATTTTGATGGCGCAGCAGTGCCATACGACGTAATAGGCATAGACGTAGACACACCAGCAGCCGAAAAGCTTAAGCATACAGTTACTATACAGGCGCACGAGCTCATAGAAGAACGCCCATTTGATACAAAGAGACATTACGGCTCTAACGACTGGGAAACAAGCGAGCTTAGAAAGTACCTTAACAGCGAGGCATACGCGGCACGCTGCGCAGAGCTGGCTAAGTATGCAATACCAGTTATTAAAACTAACACATACGGCAGAAAGACAGTAGATACGTTTTTCTTGTTATCTGTAGGCGAGTACGACACTAAAAACACACCATACGAGTATTACAAAGACAAGCTATACAGAGCAGCCAAGCACCCAAAGGACGACTTTAACGACTGGCATAGCACGCGTAGCGCTTGTTGTGGCAGCCCGTACCAGGCGTGGGGCGTGAGCCCGAGCGGCCACTACGGCTACTTTATCGTAAATTGCTTTCAACGCTACGCGCCCGCTTGTGTAATAGGATAAATATAAATAATACGCCCTGTACGCTTACAGGGCGCTATATAAAAAGACATAATAAAAGCGCCTACGATACTGCAATATCATAGGCGCTAAGCTATAGCCGAAGCGTATAGCATTACGATGTTTATATTATACGTTACATATGGCAAAAGGGCAAGGGAAATAACGGGGCGGCGCCCCGTAAAAAACACTTGATAAAAGTATTAGCTTACCGACAGAGATACGCAAAAATATATATACGTGAGGTAAAGATATATGCCGTATGTTAAGAGGACTACCAGGGCAGGCAAGACGATAGAAGTAGAATATTTCTATACGTCCAGACTAAACAAAAAAGGTGCAAAGAGAAAAGACAAAGTAAAACCTACACCAGAGGCACAGAAAAGAGTAAACACTAAACAGGCAGAGAGAAAGTTAAGACTCTTAATGAACGCTAACTTTGCTTATGGTGATTACCACTTAGTATTAGACTACATAAGGCATAAGGGAGAGCCAGACAGAACACGCGAGGAAATGAAAAAAGATATACAAGTTTTTTTACGTGAGTGTAGAAAGCTGTATAAAAAAGCTGGGTTAGAGTTCAGATACATACACGTTATGGAGATAGGCAAGAAAGGCGCAAGGCACCACCACTTAGTAGTAAACCACATAGATACAAGCCTGTTGCAGCAGGCATGGTATAAAGCGTACGAGGGACACAACCGCGTTAAAGTATTTCCACTAGACGACAGCGGACAATACGGGGATCTAGCAGCGTATTTTATCAAATACACAGATAGACACATACAGGACACACCAGAGCAGAGACTACAGGGCAAGCGCTGGGCGGCAAGTAAGAACTTAGTACACCCAGAGCCAGAGTACGAGTACGTGACTGCCCGCTCGTGGTATCGCTGCGAGGCAAAAGCACCAGCAGGCTATTACGTGGAAAAAGGCAGCGAAGAAAAGGGCACGGTAAGCCCCGAGTATTACGGCTACGGCTATTACCGATATAGGCTAGTACAGCTAGAATAAAGCAAGAAAGGCGATTTTTATATGCGAAACGTGAGAATTGACAACGAGGCAGGGGCACAAGAGACACTATTTAACTGGGCGCAGTACCAGTATGCGAGATACCCAGAGTTAGAGCTACTATACCACATACCGAACGGCGGCAAGAGAGACGCACGTACAGCGGTCAACTTAAAGAGGCAGGGCGTAAAGGCTGGCGTACCAGACTTACACCTGCCGGTAGCGCGCGGCGGTTACCATGGGCTATACATAGAGCTTAAAGTAGGCAGCAACAAACCGACACAGCTACAAAAGAAATGGCTTAGCAGCTTAAACGAGCAGGGCTATTTAGCGGTAGTGTGTTACGGCTGGCAAGAGGCAGCGGAGCAGTTAATAAACTACCTAGAGCTGGAAACGGCAGCAGGCGGCATAAAGAACATAGACAACGGGGCAGCGCAAGGCGGGTTAATGCCTGCGACGTAAGAAAGGCGGCAATATGAAAAAGTGCATACTTGACACAGAAAAACTTAAAACATTACTGAAAAGGCAGGAAATGACACAAAGGGAGCTTGCAGAAAAAGCAGGGACAACAGAGGTAAGCGTTAGCAGATATTTAAGAGGGCAGCGCACACCAAGGCTGCTTACATTAGCGGCCATAGCGCAAGTACTGGGCGTAAGTATAGACGATCTACTGACAGAGAGGCGGCGCAAATGACAGAGGCAGAGGCGCTACAAGTACTTACAGGAACACGAGACGACTATAACGACTACGCAAGAGCTTTAAATATAGCAATACGGGTATTAAGGGAACACGTAGCCGAGATAGATAAAAAGAGCCAGAACCAACGGAGAGAAAGAGAGGCAAACTATGAAAGTGATAAGCATTATTAACCTTAAGGGCGGCGTGGGAAAAACGTACACAGCGTACAACATAGCCTACGAGCTGCAAAAGAGAGGCAAGACAGTATTACTACTGGACAACGACAAACAGGGCAATTTAAGCAAGGCAGCAGGGGCATACAAGGCAACGGGAAAGTGCGCAGCCGCTAAAGCATTGTTAGGCGAATACAAAAACCCACTAAAAGAGTTGATAACAGAGCACCCACAGTACAACAACGTGGATATAATAACGGCTAATATGTCGCTTATGTCGGCAGTATGGACAATGGCAGGCAGCAGCGGCAGCCAGATAGACGCATACGACAAATTAATACATATGCCTATTACCAACTTAGATCTGCCATTCCCAGACGATATAAACGACTACTACGACTATATGATTATTGATAACCCGCCAGACATAGCCTTTAACGTAATAGCAGCGCTAAAGATTACAGACGAGGTTATAGTACCCGTAAAAATAGACGAGTGGGCGCTAGAGGGCTTGGACATTATAGCGGAGCAGATACAGGACGCTAAGCAGCTTAAGCCAGACATAGAACTACTCGGCGCGCTTGTGACAATGTATAAAAACAATGATACGAACATAGCGGGGCTGGAATGGCTACAGCAGAAAAGCAAAGTTAAAATATTGGGACGGATACGCTACACCGACAAGGCAGCAGAAAGCACGTTTTTTAATAAAGCGGCATACGAATATAGCCCACGCTGCGGAGCTGCGCAGGACTATAAAAAACTGATAACAAAGTATCTGGAAGAAAGCGAGGCGTAAAACTATGGCAGCAAATAAGTTTAGCTTTATGGATATATTAAATGCACAGAGCAAAGCAGACACAAAGGCAGCAGCAGTAACAGAGTACACAGAAATATATTTAAACCCGTACGACGTAGAGGAAACAGAAAGCAACTTTTATAGCCAAGAGAGCATAGAAGAGCTGGCAGACATTATACTTGCTGTAGGACAGCAACAGCCGACAGTATTAGGCAGAATAGACGGCAAATATAAAATTATAAGCGGCCATAGACGAAACAAGGCTAACAGGCTACTTATAGACAGAGGCTACGAGCAGTATAAGAGCGTGCGCTATCTTTACAAAGACATAACACCCGCAGGACTCGAGCTTAGCTTATTAGTCGGTAACGCATTTAACCGAGAGCTTACGGCGTACGAAAAGACAGAGCAGGCAGCAAGATTAAAAAAAGCAATTATAAGAGCCAGAGACGAGGACGGGCTAAAAATACAAGGACGCCTGCGCAGCTTAATAGCCGATGTACTGGGCGAGAGTGCGACAAACGTAGGACGCATGGAGCAGATTAACAACAATCTTACGCCAGAAGCTAAAGAGCAATTTAAGGCGGGTAACTTAGGCATAACTGCAGCATACGAGACAAGCAAGTTAGACGAGGACGAACAAAACGAGATAGCGCAGCAGGCAGCAGCAGGCGAGGATATAAGAGCAAAAGAGATAGCCGCAAAGGTAGCAGAAAAGAAAGCGGGCGACGATTACAGGACGCCGCACCCAGAAAGTATTACGAGCCTATGCTATAGCTGCTTGAATTACAGCACTTGCAACGTAAAAACGGGAACGTGCGAAAAGTGCGACGAGTATATTAACAAGGCAGAGGCAGAAAAGACGGACGAGCAGCGCTACGACGAGCAGCAGGCGGCGATAGATAAGCAGACGCAGAAAACGCTACAGGCTAGAGAGCGCGAGACAGCATTAGACAGGGTACTACAGCAAAAAGAGCAGAAAGTACATGAGCTTAAGTTAGCTGCTATGTATTTTAAGGACGTGGCGACAGGAAAAAAGAGCTTTGAACTACGAAAGAACGACAGAGGCTTTAAGACTGGCGACGCACTACGCCTTAACGAGTATGCCGACGGCAAAGAGACAGGCAGGTACATAGAGGCTGACATAGTATATATGCTGGAAGATCACAGCGGCTTACAAGAGGGCTATTGCATACTCGGCATAAAGGTTACTAAGGTGCCCGAAACGGACACACAAATAGACGAGCAGATAGATATAAAAGACTTTTTAAGCGAAAGCGAGGCGTAATACATGAATTACAGACAATGGAAAAAGAATTATAAAAAGCGGCACGGGCATAACCCGCCGTTTGAAACCGATAAGCGGCAGCAGGCAAAGGCACTTAAAAAGGCTATGAGAAATACAAGCGTAACTACAAACGACATAACGGCAGCAATACAAAATATGGGCGACACAATAGCAAGGGCTATTGCGGAGATATACAGAGGCTTAAGTAACGGGTTTAGAGCGGCAGCAGACGCGGCGCAAAGCATAGCAGAGCGAATAGAAAGGGGCAACGAATGACGGCAATAGAAATATTTAAAACAATAGCGCTTGTGGCGGGCATATTAATAGCGCCGTTCATAATCGCGACAGCGGTATGCATATTAGCGGTTGTGGTGGGATTTATTCTAGCCTTTCCGCGTTTCCTGTTTACAATCGAGGTAGACGACGGCGGCGGCGTACGCGAGTGTATCGGCTGCCATTCTTACGGCAACATAGAGTATTGCGAAAATTGTAAGATCCACAAGAAAGCACAAAAGATTATAGCAAAGCGGAAACGACGAGAAGAAAAGGAACTAGCGGACAGACAAAAGAGATAGGCAGAGGACAAGGAACAAATAAAATACTTGCAGGAATACAACAGGAAGAAAAGAGAGGGTAAAAAGTGAACAACGTAACGTTAAGCGGAAGATTGACAAAAGAGCCAGACGTACGCTACGGCGGCGAAAATAACAGCGTAGCAATAGCACGCTTCACACTGGCGGTAGACGATTACAAAAGCACAGACTTTATCAATATACGGGCGCTCGGTAAAACGGCAGAATGGGTAGAGAAATGGCTACAGAAAGGCAACAAGGTAGAGCTGACCGGAAAGATTAAAACAGGACACTATACAGGCAGGGACGGAAAAGAAATCTATTACACCGAAGTACTGGCAAGTAGCGTAAGTTTTGGAGAGACAAAAGCAGAGGCACAACAGAGGCAGCAGGCAGCAGGCAGCAGACCACAGCCAGCACCAAACGACGGCGGCTTTATGGACATACCAGACGGCTACGACGACGAGCTGCCATTTAATTAAATACCACGCGGCAGCAGAAAGCGAGGAGCAATTAAAAGTGAGCGAAATAAGGCTAAACGAGGACGAACTAGAGCAGATATTAACCACAGCAGCCAAAAAAGGCGTAGAGATATACAAGCGAGAGGAACAAAAGAGACACAAAGCGGATAAATACCACGACACATTTAGCCTTATGAAGTGCTACAGAGACGCAGTTTTTCACAGAGACAACGCAGTAAGCGAAGCTGCGCAGCTACAGCAGCAGGGAGAATTAACAGAAGAGCAGCAGGCTACATACTTGCGCAGCATACGCCGCACGCGCTTTAAAACCATACTAATGCTAGACCACATAGACAAGGCAGTAGAAGAGATAGAAAGACGCAGGCAGCAGCAGGGGCGAGAGGTAGAATATAAAGCGTTTGAGCTATACTTCATGCAAGGCTTAGACTATGCGGACATAGCCGAAGAACTGAACACGGGCAAGAACACACCGCGCCGCTGGATAAGCGGAATAATAAACGAGTTAAGCGTGCTGCTCTGGGGAATAGACGAGGACGCTATAACGCAGAGGTAAAAGCGTGGTAAAAAGCTGGGGTTTACGTGGGGTATTGCCTGCGGTAAAATGATAGCATGAGAAAGAGCGGAAAGCTAAGCTACTTAAGCAGCATTAGTTAGCCGCTCTTTTTTATTGCATTTTTCTAGCCTCCTAGCCTAGCGTATGAAATCTAGGACGCTAGGCAATTAAAGAGAGGCAGGCTATGAAAGAATGGGCTAAAGAGTTTTACCACAGCAAGGACTGGACAGATACGCGGCGGGCTTATCTTATAGCACACCACTACTTGTGCGAGCGCTGCGGCGAGCCTGCAAAGGTAGTACACCATAAGCACTACTTAACCAAACGAAATATAAACAACGCAGACATAGCGCTTAACTGGGATAACCTCGAGGCGTTATGTCAAGACTGCCACAACAAAGAACACCACGCGGCAGCAGATACACGCCGCTACAAATTCGACGCAGACGGCAACATAATACAGACGTAGCCGCGAGCATATCCCCCCTATTCAAAAATTTTGAATAGCCCAGCGGAGACCGAGGGGTAGAGTCTAAAAAAACTCTACAGGGGCGCGCGTACGTGGTGTAGGGGGTGTGGTGTGCGAGAAGTGAGGCGAAGATATGGCAGGAAAGAAAGAGTACACGAAAGAAGAGAAAATTAAGAAAGAAAAAACCAGACTTAAAGGCATTTTTAAGAACCTCGACGAAAACAAAAAGAAACTTGTTACGCCGCTTATCGAAAAGGCTGCTTTTATGTCTGTCGAGCTCGATATATTGCAGGATAGCATACAGGAAAACGGCTGGACGGCGGAGTATCAGAACGGCGCGAACCAGTGGGGCGAAAAGCGCAGCGCAGAGGCAGACACCTATATAGCGCTAAGCAAGAACTATACGGCAGTTATAAAGCAATTAACAGAGCTTGTACCAGCAGCAGAACGCAAGAAAAGCAAGCTAGCCCTGCTGCGTGAGGAATAGCCCTAGAGTGCCATATAAAAATTACATTTACGAGTATTACGCAAAGATTACAAGCGGCGAAATCGTAGCGGGTAAATGGATAAAACAAATTTACAAAATACTTGTAGACGGGTTGGAAAACCAAGAGTTTTTTTACAATGCAAAAAAGGCAAATAAGGCAATAAAATTTATTGAAAATTTTTGTCACCACAGCAAAGGCCGCAGCGATCTATTAAAGTTGGAATTATGGCAAAAAGCTATAGTATGCGCCATGTTTGGTATTGTAGACGACCAAAATATAAGAATTTTTCGCGAAATTTTTATAGTTATTGGACGAAAAAACGGCAAAAGTTTATTTGCAAGCGCCATTATCGCATATATGGCGTACCTCGAGCCGGAGTACGGGCAAGAGATTTATTGTTTAGCACCGAAGTTAGACCAAGCGGCGCTCGTTTACGACGCTTTTTACAAAATGGTAGAAGCAGAGGACGAGTTAAAAGAGCTTGCTAAAAAGCGGCGCAGCGATATTTACCTAGAAGAGACTAACACGACTATTAAGCCTATTGCATTTAACGCAAAGAAAAGCGACGGCTTTAACCCGCAGCTAGTTATATGCGACGAAATGGCAGCGTGGAGCGGCGACGGCGGGCTAAAGCAATATGAGGTTATGAAGTCGGCGCTGGGTGCAAGGCGGCAGCCTATGATACTTAGTATATCTACAGCAGGCTATATTAACGACAGTATCTACGACGAGTTAATGAAACGATCCACAAGCTTTTTAAAGGGCAGCAGTAAAGAGCGCAGGCTATTGCCATTTTTATACATCATAGACGACGTAGAGAAATGGAACGATATAACAGAACTAAAGAAAGCTAACCCGAATATGGGCGTAAGCGTACAAGAGGGCTTCTTTAAAGACGAAATAGCAGTAGCAGAGGGCAGCTTAAGCAAAAAAGCAGAGTTTCTTACAAAATACTGCAATATTAAGCAAAATAGTAGCGTTGCGTGGCTGGAATACACACTTGTAGACAAAGCAAGCGAAGAAAGCACGCTAGAGGACTTTAGAGACTGCTACGCAGTGGGCGGCATTGATCTAAGCCAGACAACAGACTTAACAGCCGCAAGTATCGTAGTCGAAAAAGACGGAACGCTACACGCGTTTACACAATTCTTTATGCCGCGTAACAGACTCGAAAGCCTACAGGCAACGGACGGCGTACCTTATGACGTATTTGTAAAAAAAGGCGTACTTACGCTATCCGGCGACAACTACGTAGACTACAAAGACGTATTTAACTGGTATGTAGAGCTGCTTAACACATACGGCATACGAGTATTACAGATAGGCTACGACAGATACAGCGCCCAGTACTTAATTGATGACCTTAAGGCGTACGGCTTCCACACAGACGACGTATACCAGGGCGAGAACTTAACGCCAGTTATACGAGAGTTTGAGGGAATTATTAAAGACGGCAACTTTAAGATTGCAAGCAATAACTTACTTAAGTCCCACTTCTTAAACGTGGCGCTTAAGCAGAATTTAGAAACAAGAAAATTTAGACCTATAAAGATAGAACAGCGCGCACATATAGATGGCTTTGTAAGCGTAATAGACGCTATGACAGTACGCCAGAAGTATAACGCGGAGCTGGGCGAGCTGCTCAAAAATGCAGCATAGAAAGGAGCGAGAAAAACGGGGCTTTTTAATTACCTTTTCAAAGGACGAAAAAACAAAGAAATAATAGGCGAATACTTTACACTGCTCAACGGTTATAGTCCTGTATTCTCTACCTACGACGGCGGCGTATACGAAATGGACTTAACCCGCACGGCAATTAATAGCTTTGCTACGCATTGTAGCAAACTAAAGCCAGAGGTAGAGGGTAGCGCGCTAAAAAATTTAGAGCGCACGCTACAGTTTAAGCCCAACGCGTTTATGGACACAACAAAATTTATAGCGCGGGTGGCGACAATACTAGAGTGCGAGCATACAGCTTTTATTATACCGATAGAGGACGCATACGGACAGCTTGCGGGCTGGTATCCTTTGTTGCCTCAAAACTGCGAAATTATAGAACATCAAGACCAAGTATATTTACGCTATACGTTTGGAAATGGCGAGCGCGCAGCGATTGAGTTTGAACGCGTCGGAATACTAACGACGCACCAATATAGAGATGACATTTTCGGCGAGGATAACAAGACAATGCAGCCGACAATGCAACTCATACAGACGAGTAACGAGGGAATTATTAACGCCGTGCAAAATTCGGCGAATATCCGCTTTTTAGCAAAAGTAGCAAATATGCTTAAACCAGAGGACATAAAAAAAGAGCGCGACAGATTTACGCAGGACAATTTAAGCAGCGACAACAAAAGCGGAATGATTATATATGACAACAAATTTACAGACGTAAAAACAGTAGAGAGCAGACCATACACACCGAACGCGTTACAAATGCAGCAAATACAAGAAAATGTATGTACGCACTTTAATACAAATATGGACATACTACAAAACAAGTTTAACGAGGAAACGTGGAACGCCTACTACGAGGGAAAAATAGAGCCGTTCGCTATACAATTATCGCTCGTAATGTCTAATATGACCTTTACGCCGCGAGAACTTGCGCGCGGCAACGCTATTACATTTAGCGCGAACAGGCTACAGTATGCGAGCAATAACACAAAGCTACAAGTAAGTACGCAACTATTCGACAGAGGCTTACTTAACCGCAACGGGGTTATGGATATATGGAATATGGCACACGTTGAGGACGGCGACAAATACTATATACGAAAAGAGTATACAGAGGTTAGCGAGCTGGACAAGCACAACAAAGGACCACAGTCAGTAATTATAACGCAGCAGCCACAGCAAACAGGCGACGGGCAGCAGGCAGGCGAGAAAGGAGAAGAGTAAACATATGCCAATAGTAAAAGAAAGAGAATACAGGAATGTAGCGGCGCCGTTATCGGTAGCGGTAGCTGCGAACCAATTCAACAGCGACTATTACATAGAGGGCTACGCGACTACATTCGATACGCCGTACGTGCTCTACGAGTTTGAGGACGGCGACAAATACTACGAAAAAATAGACAGGCACGCACTAGACGGCGCAGACCTAAGCGACGTTATTATGCAGTACGACCACAGCGGCAGGGTATACGCAAGAAATAGCAATAACACGCTTAAATTAACTGCCGACGATAAAGGGCTTCTTATTGCAGCAGACCTTAGCAAGACAGAGTTGGCAAGGGGGCTGTATGAAGATATTAACGCGGGAATGATTACTAAAATGTCTTGGGCGTTTACAGTTGCAGAGGATAGCTACGACAGGGACACGCACACCCGCACAATTTTAAAAATTAAAAAGGTGTATGACGTTAGCGCGGTAAGCATACCAGCAAACGACGACACCAGTATAGCAGCACGCAGCTACGCAAGCGGGAGACGTGAAGCAGAGCAGCGGGAGACGTTAGAAAAGCGCGCGGCTATGTTAAGGATTTTAACAACAATTTAAGGCAAAGAAAGGAACAAAACAATGAGATTAAAAGAGATTGAATTAAGACTTGCGGCTATTAAGAAAGACGTAGAGGAAAGAGGCACACAGCTTACAGCCGAAGAGCTGGAAAAGTACGAGAAAGAAGTAAAAGATTTACAGGAAGAGAGAGCGGCAATTATCCAGCAGCAGGAGCAGCGCACAAGTTTACTTGCGGCTATCGCAGCGGGAGAAGTACCAGACGGAAACGGAAACGTAACAGCGCCTACAGTACTTAGAAGTATCGCGCCAGCAGACGGCAGCGGAGCACAGCAGCGCACAGCGGCAGTAGATAAGTACGATACAATGGAGTACCGCAAAGCATTTATGAATTATGTGTGTAGAGGTGTAGCAATTCCAACAGAGTACAGAGAAGCCAGCACAACTACAACAGCAGAAAGCGGCGCGGTAATTCCAACTACAATTATGAATGAAATTATTACAAAGCTGGAAAGTTACGGCAGCATTTACGCAAAGGTGCGCAAGATTAACGTACAGGGCGGCGTATCAATTCCAATCGCAGACTTAAAGCCTACTGCGCACTGGCTCACAGAGGGAAAGAGCAGCGACGACCAGAACGCAAGCGCTAAAAATTCGGTGACATTTAATTATTACGGCTTAGAGTGCAAAATCTCACAGAGCATTTTAGCAAACGTAGTAACACTTAAAATGTTTACAGATTTATTTGTACCTATGGCGACCGAGGCTATGGTTAAAGCTATCGAAATTGCTATTTTTAACGGAACGGGCGAGGGGCAGCCGCTAGGAGTATTAAAAGACAAGCGAGTAACAGCCGTCGTAACACTGACACCAGAAGAGTACGCAAGCTGGAGCGGCTGGCACAAAGTAAAAGGAAAAATGAAAAAGGCGTACAGAAACGGCAGCTTTGTAATGAACCAGTCAACTTTTGATACTGGTATCGACGGAATGGAAGATAAAAACGGGCAGCCTATCGGACGTACAAATTACGGCATAAACGGCGAAGAGACATACCGCTTTATGGGTAAGAACGTAGAGACTGTAGAGGACGATATTTTACCAAGCTGGGACGACGCAAACGAGGGCGACGTAATCGCAGTATTTATGAACTTTTCGGACTACGTTATTAATACAAATATGGAAATGCAGGTGGTAAAGTGGACAGACCACGATAACAACAAAATCAAGAATAAATGCTTAATGGTAGCCGACGGAAAGGTAGCCGACGCTGCGGGCATTATCTTAGTAAAAAAAGGCGTAAAGTCAGTTTAATAACAATAATGCAGGCGGCGTAAAGCTGCCTGCTAGAAAGGCGAAACAATGAAAGGACATTTAGATAAAAAGCAGCTCGAGGAAGAGTACAAAGTAGACGAACTTAGAGAGCTTGCTAAAAGTCTGGGATTAAGCCCAGACGGGAAAAAGGCAGAGCTCGTAGAACGTATCGCGGCAGTAGAGGTAGACGTACCAGACGAGGACGACGAGCAGCAGGCAGCAGCGAACACGCCGACAGTAAACGAGCAGCAGACGGCAGGCGCTAACGTGTCCGAAACGGACACAACAGTAAAGGTTACTGTAACAGAGACATACAAAGACTTGCAGCGCGATATTACACAGCACGCGGGCGACACGTTCGAGGTGACAAAAGAACGCGCAGCGCAGCTTATAGAGGCAGGCGTAGCAAAAGCAGCAGAGTAGGGGGCAGCTATGAGGACAGCACTAATAAAAGCAATTAAAGACAGTATGCGTATGTCTACCGCCTCGGCTATTATCGAGGACGATATAAGCGGTTGTATAGAGGCTTGCTTTAAAGACTTGCAGCTTGCAGGCGTGGAAAAGATAGACGAAACCGACGCGCTTATTATTAGAGCTGCACAGCTCTTTACAAAAGCAGACTTCAACTATAACAACCTTGCAGACAAATACAGGCAGAGCTACGACGCTCTTAAGATGTCTTTAGCACTTTCTGGAGAGTACAACGCGAAAGAAAGTGAGGGCTAACAATGTATGGAGAGATAACCTTAAAGACGCAGCTAAACGCGACAGAAACAGAAAGCGTAACTATATGCTGCGAGGTAGACAGCATAACCCAGAGCGAATACGCAACAGCAGGCATTAAGGATATTAAGCCAAGCTATAAATTTACTGTATGGGCGCATGAATACAACGACCAGACAGAGTTAGAGTACAACGGGCAACGATTAACTATTTACAGGACTTATAAAAAGCCAAACGAGGAAAAGTTAGAACTGTACGCAGAAAAGAGGGCGGGCAAGCGTTGAGCAACGAGAACATAAACGCAGCAGGCGCAGCTATAGCCGAAGCACTGGCAGAATACGATCAAGAAATAGCAGACGCAACAAAGCGAATAACCGACGAAGTAGCAAAAGAGGCTGTAGACTCTCTTAAGAAGAGCAGCCCAAAACTTACAGGCAGCTACCGCAAGGGCTGGCGTAAAAAACAATCATACGCAGACAAGAGGACAAAGCGGAATACTGTATATAACGAGACAGACTACCAGCTAACCCACTTGCTGGAATATGGACACGCAAGCAGAAACGGCGGCAGAGTTAGAGCTATACAGCATATAGCGCCTGTGGAGCAGGCGGCTATAGAGGCACTACAGGAAAGGATAGAGGCAGCAGCGAGCAAATGAGATTAGAGACAATTATAGAACGCGCCCGCGCGCTGGGGCTACCCTTGGCAAAGGACGAGTTCAGAGAGACAAAAGAGACACCACTACCCGAGCTGCCGTATCTGGTATACATAACACCGCAGGACAACGTAAGCAAAAGCGACGACGGCGCAGTAGGAGTTAGGGCGATACAGGCGGCTATAGAGCTTTACACAGACAAAACAGCAGACAGCAGCTTAGAAAAAGAGGTAGAGCAAAAGGTATTATACGACGTAGGCTTTAACAAATTCCAAGAGACAATACAAAGTGAAGATATGGTGCAGACGGCATACGAATTTACCATATACGAAAAAATAAGAAAGAGAGGACAGTAACAATATGGATAGCGAGAGAATAACACTCGGCAGCGGTAAACTTTACTGCATTAAATTTACGGGAGAAATCCCAGACGACGCGACAATAGAGACAGAGGATAACCAGCTTGCACACATTAAAGGCGGCGCGTCGCTCGAGTATACAGCAGAGAGCTATACAGCTAAAGACGACTTAGGCGTAGTGCAGAAAACTAAAGTAACAAAAGAAGAGGCAACTCTTAAGGCAGGCTTGCTTACTTGGTGCGCCACAACGTTAGAAAAGTTATGCGCAACAGCCAGAGTTACAGCTACCGCTAAAAAGCGTACTGTAAAAATCGGCGGTTTAAAGAACCAGAAAAGCGACAAGTACTTAATTAGGTTTTTACACGAGGACGACGAGGACGGCGATATTAGAGTAACTATCGTCGGAAAGAACGAGGCGGGCTTTAGCTTTACGTTTGCAACAGACGCAGAGACAACATTAGAGCCAACATTTACGGCTTACCCAATGGACAAAGAGGGCACACTTATAATTTTCGACGAGGAAATAGTACAGGACGTATAAGAGATCAAAGCGGCTGCACAAAAGCAGCCGCGATAGAAAAGAGGTTAGAATATGGCAAATAAAAGTTTTGATTTTGGAAAATTAAAGCGCAGCTTTTACCCTACCAAGTTAAAGGACGGCAAAACCCTTGTAGTAGAAATGCCTAAAAAGCGCACTTTTGAAAAAATGCAGATTATAAACGACATTGACACAGACGAGGCTAAGAGCGGAGAAGTATACGACGAAATGCTCGAGCTATTAGCGGAAATCTTAAGCAACAACAGAGGCAAAGAACTTATTACAGCGGAGTACTTAGAGCAGGAAGAGTACGACATAGAGGAAATTATAGCGTACATTAACGACTATGCCGATTTTGTAAACAGTATTAAGAATAACCCAAACTAAAATTGCCGCACTACCCGAACGGGCAGGCAGAGGCGGCAGAGTATACATACACCGCAGACACACGAGCAGAGAAATTAGTTATAGATTACTTAAATATAAGCATATTCGACGTACAGGAAATGCCGATAGATCTATATTTATACTTTATGCGAGAAAGCTATATATATACGCTTAGCCAAACAGAAAAGGGCAGAAAGTATTTAGAGGACTGCTACAGAATGACGCAGACCAAGCCAGACCGCAAAAAGATACGAGAAAAGATTAAGGGCCAGAAAGGAGCGTAACAAGTGGCAGGCAGTATTAAAGGTATTACAATCGAAATAGGCGGCGACACCACTAAGCTATCTAAGGCACTTTCTGGCGTTAATAGTTCGTGCAGCTCTTTACAGAAAGAGTTACGCGAAGTAGACAAGCTGCTTAAACTAGATCCGACGAATACGGAATTATTAGCCCAAAAACAGAAGATATTAAAAGAGGCTATAGGAAGTACAAAAGAGAAGTTAGACACCTTAAAAGAGGCAGAAAAACAGGTACAAGAACAATTTGAAAACGGCGAAGTATCAGAGGAACAATACAGAGCATTACAAAGAGAGATAGCCTCTACAGAGATTAAACTCGGCGACTTGGAAAAACAGGCAGAGGAAAGTAATAAAGAGTTTGAGAACACAGGAAAGGCAGCCGAAGAGACAGCAAAGAGCGTAAGCAAGATTGATACAGCAGCAAAAGCATTTGACACAGTAGAGGATAAAGCAGGCAAAGCGGCTAAGACTATGGCGCCTTTATCGGCGGCAGCGGCAGCAGTAGGCACAGGAGCCGTAGCGGCTGCTATGAACTTAGACGACGGCTACGACATAATTATAACCAAAACAGGCGCTACAGGCGAAGTGTTAGACGACCTCAATAAGCGCATGAACAACATTTTTAAGGATATACCGACAGACGCGGAGACGGCAGGCACAGCAATAGGAGAGGTTAATACACGTTTCCAGCTTACAGGCGACAAGTTAGAGAGCTTATCAAAGCAGTTTATCGAATTTGCAGAGATAAACGGAACAGACTTAAATAGCAGTATTGACAATGTAGACACAATATTAAATAAATTCAACGTAGACGCAGGACAGGCGGGCAACGTATTAGGACTACTTACAAAAGTAGGGCAGGACACGGGGCTATCTATGGACACCTTAGAGAGCTCGTTAATGAAGAATGGCAGCACCTTAAAAGAAATGGGGCTAGGCATTACAGAAAGCGTAAAATTGCTTGCTATGTTTGAAAATAACGGCGTAGACGCTACTACAGCTATGGCAGGCTTAAAGAAAGCTGTAAAGAATTATACAGCAGAGGGCTTAAGCACAGACCAAGCACTACAAAAGACAATAGACAGCATTAAAAACGCAAGTACCGAGACAGAGGCGTTAAGTATCGCGCAGGAAACTTTTGGCTCTAAGGGCTTTGCGGAAATGGCGCAGGCTATAAGAGAGGGCAAGCTAAGCGTAGACGACCTAGGCGGCTCGCTCGAGGACTACGGCACTACAGTACAAGATACATACGAGAGTACTTTAGATCCGTGGGACAATGCCAAAGTAATGCTTAACAACTTGAAACTTGCAGGCAGCGACTTAGCGGGTACTGCTTTATCGGCATTACAGCCAGCAATAGAAAAAGTAACAAGCACAGTACAGAGCGCTACAGAATGGTTTAGAGGACTAACCGACAATCAAAAAGAAATGATAGCGACAATAGTAATGATAGTTGCAGCAATAGCCCCCGCGCTGCTAATCATAAGCAAAGTAGCGGGCGTTATATCAACTATGATAAACGTAATTAAGACTCTACAGACTGCAATAGTAGCGGTAAACGGCGTGCTTGCGGCGAACCCTATTATATTAGTCATAGCAGCGATAGCGACGCTAATAGCAATATTTATAACGCTATATAACAAGTGCGAATGGTTCAGAGACGCAGTAAACGAAATTTTTGAGAACGTAAAAGAGTTTATAGGCAGCGCTGTCGAGGTAATAAAGGGCGTTATAGGCGTTATCTGGGATAAGATACAAGAGATATGGGGATTTATAGAGCCATACTTGCAAGCGGCGTTTGCCTTTTTGCAGCAGTTGGGCGCAGATATAGCCCAGATATTTAGCGATTGCTGGGAAATCATTAAAGCAGTCTGGGACTTAGTAGAGCCGTATTTTTCTATGCTATGGGAGAATATAAAAGTTATATTCTCGGTAGTAGGCGAAGTGCTGGGCGGTTTTTTCTCGGTAGCATGGGAATATATTAAAGGCGTATGGGACGTAGCGGTACTTTACTTTACGCTCATCTGGGAAAACATAAAAGTAGTATTCTCGGCTGTAGGCGAAGTGCTGGGCTCATTTTTTCGCAACGCGTGGGAAATTATTAAAGCAGTCTGGGACGTCGTAGCGGCTTACTTTGCTGCAGTATGGAACGCGATAAAGACAGTATTTAGCGTCGTAAAAGATGTACTTACGGGAGACTTTAAAGGCGCTTGGGACGGCATTAAAAGCATATTTGCAGGCTTTGCAAATTTCTTTAGTGTCTTATGGAACAGCGTAAAGCGTATCTTTTCGGCGGTTGGTTCGTTCTTTAGGGACACTTTCGGAGCAGCTTGGAACGCGGTAAAAGGTGTATTCTCTAATTTTACATCATTTTTTAGCGGGCTATGGAGTTCGATAAAAAACACTTTTACAAATTTAGGTACTTCAATAGCAAACGCGATAAGTGGCAGTATTAAAGCTGGCATTAATGGCGTAATTAGAATTATAGAAAACACCATAAACGGGGCTATAGGGCTTATCAATGGAGCTATAGGGCTCATAAACAAAATACCAGGGGTAAGCATTAGCAAAATAAGCAAATTAAGCCTACCAAGGCTTGCACACGGCGGAATTATCGGAAACGGCGGCGCTATGGTAGCAGAGGCGGGACCGGAGCTCGTGCAAATGGTAAACGGCAAAGCTGTAGTAACACCACTAACAAATACAGCAAGAAACACAGCTATAGACACCGCAAAAGGCGGCAGACCACAGCAAATTACAAACAAGATCAATGTAAACATAGAGCATTTTGAAAACAACAGAGATACAGACATAAGAGAACTTACAGAGGAAATGCTAGAGACAGCCGAAGAAATGAAAGAGAGGGACGACAGAGTATATGCTTAGTAATTATTACAATGCGGTTAATAGCTTTACATATAACGGTGTTAATTCTCTCGATATGGGGCTTTATATTATGAAGCAGAGCGGCGCGGACAACGCCGCCGAGCCTGTAATAGAAACCATAAACGTACCAGCGCGCGGCAATTTTGTAGTAGACAATCGCATAGACGAACTGGACAACCAGCAATTTAACGACTATGTGCGAAAATACGTATGCTGCGTGGATATAGACGCCTTTAAGCTGGATTTAGAGGAACACGCCCGCAGGCTTTACGCTTGGCTCTACGGCAGCGGCATAGAGTATAAAAAACTCTATGACACTTACGACAGAGACTATTACACACTTGCATACGTAAGCAGCGGGGCGAGCGTGTCAGAGCTTGCTAAGCGCTTACTAGGACAAATAGAAATACAATTTAGATGCAAGGCGTACAAAAGAGCACTAAAGGGAGACGAAACAATAACGATAACAAAAGCAGCCACGATAATAAACCCAGAGGGCTTTACAGCAACGCCATATATGAAAATATACGGCAGCGGTAACGTAACGCTCTATATAAACAATCGCGCGCACGGCTTTAAAAATATAGACGGATATATAGAGGTAGATAGCGAGAATATGAACGCGTACAAGGGCGATACATTACAGAATAATAAAATGCTTGTGGGGGCGTTTCCTAAGCTGGCAGCAGGAGACAATAACATAAGCTGGGCGGGTAATGTAACAAAAATCGAAATAGTACCGCGCTGGTGCAAGCTATGATACCGATTTTATACGCTGCCAGCGAGACGGACTTTACAACAAACGGCATAGGCTTACTTACAGATGCGGTAAGCTGCACAGTAACAGAAGAGAGAAACGGGGCATATGAGTTGACACTTGTATACCCAGCAAAAGGACACTTAGCGGAATATATAGCAGAGGATGCTATTATTAAAGCAAAGGCGAATGACACGGACGAGCCGCAGCTTTTTAGAATATACAAAAGCGGCAAACAGATAGGCAGTAATACGACGTGGAACGCCGAGCACATAAGCTACGAGCTTACGGGCAATCCTGTAGAACGGTTTAGCGTAAGTGGGGTAAACGCAGAGCAAGCGCTTAATAGGTTACTTGCGGCAGCAGTATTTAAACACAAATATACGGCCACAAGCGACATTACAACAGTAAACAGCACGAGTATAGCGGACGTGGTAAGCGTGCGTAAAGCACTCGGCGGCGTAGAGGGCAGTATATTAGATACGTGGGGCGGCGAATATCACTTTAATAACTACAGGATAGAACTATTAAAAGCGAGAGGCGCAGATAACGGCGTAACAATCGAATACGGCAAGAACTTAACCGACGCAAAGCAAGAGCGTAACATATCAAATATAGCAACGGCAATATTCCCATACGCGAAGTACACACCAGAGGGCACAGAAAACGAGGTATACGTAAGTCTGAAAGAAAAGACTCTAGTACACGCAGGCGCAGCGAACTACGCATATAAGCGCTGCGAGATAGTGGACTTTAGCAGCGAGTGGGAAAGCGGCACGATTATAACCGAGGATATGTTAAGAGCGAAAGCAGAGGCATACTTAGAAAAAATAAGCACCGAGCCAGATATTAATATTACACTATCGTACGCACAGCTTAAAAAGACAAAGGATTATAAAAATATACAGGCTATGGAAAGCGTCGCGCTATGCGATACAGTAACAGTACGCATAGACAAGCTGCAAATAGAAGCGACGGCGAAAATAGTAAAAGCAAAGTACGACAGCTTAAAAGAACGTTACGACACTATGGAAATAGGCAGCGTGCGTACAAACTTAACTAAGCAGCTTACAGCGACGCAGCAGGAAATAACAGAGAGTATAAAAAGGAACCAGACACGAGCCGAGCAGATCAAAAAACAGATAGAGCAGACAATAGTAGACGTTACGGCAGCTATAACAGGAAACAGCGGCGGCTATGTGGTGCTCTATCCAGAGAAAAACCCGCAGGAGATCTACATACTAGACCGGCCAGAGCTTAGCAAAGCTAAAAATGTCTGGCGCTGGAACCTTGCAGGGCTTGGACACAGCAGCACAGGAGTAAACGGCAAATTTACCACAGCAATAACTGCAGACGGCCAAATAGTAGCGGACTTTATCACAGCGGGCGAGCTCACAGGCTCGATACTTAGAGCAGGCACAGTATACGCAGAGGCGCTAGACGTGGAATACAGAAACGCAGTGACAAAGCACGCAGACGACGCCGCAAATAAAGCGTACGAGGACAGCTTAAGTAAGATACAAACGACAGCCGAAGAACTTAAGCTATTATGCAAGAAAATAAGTGAAACGGCTATGCACAATTACGCAGCAGACTTTACGGACGACTTAAGCGCACCCTGGTATGCAAGCTCGGCAAACAATGTAGTAGAAAGCAGCACAACGCTTGGAAGATACGCGAAAATAGTAAAAGCAAGCGCAAATTATAGCAGCTACATACGCTGCAACACAAAGAAAACGCCCGCAGGCACTTACAGAGTACGTTATAAAGCGGCGACCATAGCAGGGCAAGAAAACACAGCGCGCGTACAATGTAGTTTTAAGACAACGGCAACAACGGCAGCAGGGGAGCTTAAATCGGACGACTGGACAACATTTGAGCGCGATATAGAACTAAGCAGCGACTACGACGGCCATATATACTTTTACGCGACAGTATCGGGTACAACAGTATTAATTAAAGACGTGGAAGTACTGGGACTGCTACGAGATTACGCAGAGGCGCAGTTTACAGTAAACGCAGACAACATTACGGCAGAGGTTAAAAGGGCACAGGACGCAGAAAAAGAGCTAAAAGCGTCCATAAAGATAAACGCGAAGGAAATCGAAACAAAAGTAACAGCTGGCGACGTTAGTTCGCAAATAGAGCAAAGCGCAGAGTCCATAAGGTGCCAAGCAAAAAAAATATCATGGAAAAGCGACAGCTCGGAGATGACGGAAGACGGAAAACTAACATGCAACGATGTTAAAATCAACGGCGGCGACATCAATTTAATCCAAACAGGCAATTTGCCCAGCATTAGCGTTTACGATGCAAAAAAGAAACAAGGCTTTACGATACATAGAAACAACGTGTATGGCTTCAATGATGAAGGAACCAATACAATCACGGTTACCAACAACAGAATAGGCTCTATAAGCCTAAGAGGTTCATCGGCTGGAGATGGTAGCGAAAGTTCTCTCTACAGTCATATGCTTAGTCTTGACGGAGCGCCAGGCAGCGGACAATATACAAATATATCGGCAACAGCATTATATTGCACCGGAAGCAAACACAGAGTTGTGCGAACACAAGATTATGGGGACCGCTTATTATGCTGCTATGAGACACCAAGCCCGATGTTTGGAGATGTCGGAGCTGCACAGATAGACGAAACAGGAAAGTGCTTAATTTTCATCGAAGAAAAATTTGCTCAAACGATTGATTTAGAATATCAATATGATGTTTTTCTCACTAAATATGGTCCTGGCGATTGCTATGTATCAGAGCGCACACCATCGTATTTTGTTGTAAAAGGGACAAAAAACTTAAAATTCGCTTGGGAAGTCAAGACCATACAAAGAGATTATGAGAATTTAAGATTGGAAGCACACACACAGGAAAATGAGCATACAGACTACATATATGATGTATCAGCATACATGAATACATTACTTTATCAATTAGATTAATAAGAAAGCGAGGAATTAATAACATGATTAACATTAAGGCAATAGCAACAGCAACAGACGGAAGCGTTAAACGTATGGCTATAACATACGACGTTATCAATGACGAGGGAAAAGTTATAAGCGCAAACGCGAAACTAAATAGAGTGGTAATAGACCAGTCAGCGTTGGAAGCTATAGATATACTTGAGCAGTTAGCGCAGGAGAGTATTAAAACAGCACTATCCGATAACGCAGAGAACTAGAACGGAAAGGCAGTGACAACATGAGTATAGTTAATATTCAAAGCATAAAAGTACCGATAGACGGCGCGCCGCCGTTTGAGTACATTATAGCCAAGCAGGGCGAAATATCCAGCCGACAAGTAGAGGTAACGTTACTACAGAATAACGCCGTATACACAATACCGAGCGGAGTAAAAGCGCGTGTAAAATACTATAAGCCAGACGGCAACAAGGTAATAAATGACTGCACAATAAGCAACAATAAAGTAATAGTAACATACACGCAGCAGATGTTAGCGGCAGCGGGCACAGGCTTCGCAGAAATACAGTTATACAACGGCTCTAGCGTACTGGTAAGCGCAACATATTATACTAAAATCGCAGAGAGTGTATATATGGACGATATAGAGAGCGCGGACGAGAGCACGAGCTTAACAAAATTAATTATAGAAACAGAACAGGCAAGGGACAGCGCACAGGCAGCAAGGGTAGCAACCGAAAAAGCTACAGACAATGCCAACACAGCTACAAGTAACGCGAACGCGGCTACGAGCAACGCCACAAGCGCAGCGAACGCAGCCAATAAAGCAGCAACAACAGCAAATAACGCGGCAAGTGCGGCAGATATAGCAAAAAAAGCAGCCGACGAAGCAACCACAAAC